ACGACCTTTGTCGATGGCGGCCGGCTGACGACCATCGTCAAGCCGAGCACGGCCACCACGCCGGGCAGTTATCCGGTGACTGTCGCCAATGGTGACAAGGTAAGCGGGGCGGCTAGCTTCACGTTTACAGAAGCCGGCGCTTTCGCCGCAATGAACCCCGTCAGCGAGACTGTACAGCCAGCCGACGAGCGCGGCGGGACCTGGGGCATCGCCAGGACAGATCCTGACGTGGATCCGGCGGACCCCGACGAACTGGAGGACGAGATCGAGCAGGCCAAGGCAGAGGGTGAGTTCAAATCGGCACCTCCCAAGACCAAGACCAAGCGGTGAGACATGAGCGACCTCAAGTCCATCAACGAGCCTTGGGCGACCGCGATCACGACGCCCCAGGCTGTGTCTCCGAAGCAGTCGCCTGATCCTGACCCCGCCGAGCGCGCGCGCCTGATCAAGGAAAAGACGCCGGATTATATCGAGCGGACCAAGCCGGAGGACCCCAGCGAGCGGGCCGGCCAGCTGACGCGCGATAACGTCACGCCTCACATCCCCAGCGTCAGGCGGGACGGCGGCTGATGGCGCGGCTGTACATACAGACCGGGCCGACCAGCTGGGCCTTTGTCACCCAGGCCGAACCACCGAAGCGGGGCGATCTGCCGCTGCCCTACGTCATCTCTGACACCATGGAACCAACGGAACAGGTTGACGGCAAATTTTACACCTCTAAACGACAATTTCGGGCAGTCGGCCGCTCCCTCGGTCTGACCGAAGTGGGGACGGAGAAGCTAAAGCCGAAGACGACGCGCGCCAGCAGCGACCGCCAGGTCAAGCAGGCACGGCGGCAATCAATCAAGGTCGCGATCGAGAAGTACAAGGCTGGCCACCGGCCAGCACGTCCGTAACGGGTATCTCTGTTTCCGGTCCAGTAGACCGGTAACCCAGCCGGTTCAGACCGGCCACGGAGACCGTTATGACCGATACTTCCGCTCCAGTAGCACCGCCTACGCAAAATTCTGCGCAACCTGCGCAAACCGAAGTCTCCATCAATACCGACCAGACGTCCGGTCCCAACCCGATCAGCAATCAGGCGCCCGACAAGCCGCCGCCAACCCGGCGCGAGGCGATCCAGGCTGCTTTCGATCGCGCTAACAAACCGCGTGAACCGGCCAAGGTGCAGAGAGAGCCTGTCTCTGCACCCAAAGCCGCCGAGGCCAAGGCCGGCCACAACCAGCCGCCGGAACCTGTTGAAAAGATTGACCTAAAGAAGCGTCCCGACGACCAGCCGCGCGATAAGGGGCGGTTCGCGCCGCGACAACCGGCAATATCCGCGGATGAGCCGCGTATCTTAGAAAGTGCGAATGATACGAAGGGTAGGAATGGAACCCAGCCGGCGGCGCCGCATCCTACCCTTCCCGAGAACACCCCGTTCCGCGAGCCACCGCAACGCATGGCGGACCACGCCAAGGCGGCTTGGGCGGCGACACCGGAGCCGGTGCGTGGCGAGATCCACCGCATGCACCAGGAGTTCGGCAACGCCTACAACCAGCTCAAGCCGGTCGCCGACGCCTTCCAGCCGATCGCGCGCTTCCACCAGATGGCGCGGGAGCACGGCACCACGCTGGAGCGGGCGCTGACCAACTACACCTCGATGGAGCAGAAGCTGCGCTCCGATGTCATCGGTGGCCTTGACGTCATCGTTAATAATCTGGGCCTGAAGGCGCCAGACGGCTCGCGTATCGGGCTGCGCGACATCGCCTATCACGTCCTCAGCCAGTCGCCGGAGCAGCTCCGGCAGCTGCAGATGGGCAACACCCAGAACGCCGCCAGCCACCAGATCGGCGCTCTCCACCAAAAGATATCGGGGCTTGAGCAGGCCCTGAACCAGATGCATACTGCGCAGCAATTCTCGTACACGCGCTCTCAGGTCGATCAATTCGCGGACAGTCACCCGCGCTTCGACGAACTGGGCGCTCAGATCAAAGTCGAGTTGGATCTCGGGTTTGATTTGCCGACCGCGTACAGAAGGGCCGAGTTGCTCAACCCGGCCACCCAAGCGGCTCAGACCCGCGGCAATTCCCCATCGGCTCAGACCCGACCCGCTGACAGGTCCATCTCCGGCTCGCCGGGTGGCGTTGCATCACAAGCCGCAGCTTCATCAAGGCGCAATTCAGAGAAACCCGTCGGCCGACGTGAGGCCATTGAGAACGCCGTCAAACGCGTTCGCGGTGGCGCTTAAACTCTGAACCCTTTTTGATGGAGAGGCCGCCGTGCCCAACATAGCCACTACTGCGCCATATCAGCAGATGCTTTCTATGGCACTCGAAGATCGATCGTCATCCTACCAGGACCTCGTCAGCAACAACAACGCGCTGCTGGCGGTGATGCGTCGCAAGGGCCTTTGGCAGACCTATTCCGGTCCCCGGATCCGCCAGACGCTGCAAGTCTCCAAGAACGTCGCGCAGTGGTACAACGGCTACGACCAGCTGCTGAACCCGGCGATCGACCTGTTCAACGACGCGTTCTACGACCCCAAGCAGGTCGTGGTGCCGATCGTGCTCTCGATGCAGGAGATCCTGAACAACCAGGGCGACAGCCAGCTGATGGACGTGTTCGACAGCTACATGGAAGCTGCCGAGCGTGCACTTGAAGACGCCATGGACGCAGCCCTCTACGGCGACGGCTCTGCCAACGGCGGCAAGCAGCTGACGGGTTTGGGCACTGCGGTGCCGATCGCAAACACCACCGGCGTCTATGGCGGCATCGATCGCGTCAATGCGATCTGGCAGACCAAGACCTACAACATCCACACCGGCGGCGCGTTGACTGGACAGACGCAGTTCACCTCCGCCAACGCACGCGCCACTCTCAACTCCGTCATGACCAGGTCAAGCCGCGGCAAGGATTACGCGGATCTCCTGATCATGTCGCCGGAGCACTACGCGGCCTACGACGCCGCAACCGTCGCCATCCAGCACCAGACCAACGAGACCAGCATGGGTAAGCTCGGCTTCTCGGCGCTGGAATATATCGGCGGCGGCAAGCGGGCCGAGATCGTGCTCGATGGCGGCATTGGCAGTAATATGCCGTCGGATACGACGTTCGGCATCAACACCGATAGTTTCCGCCTGCGTTACAACCCCTCCAGAAACTTCGATAAATTATTCGATGGCGACGGCCAGATGCCGATCGACAAAGACGCCATCGCGCAATTCATCGGCTGGATGGGCGAGCTGACGATGACCAATCCGCTGTTCAATTGGCGGATGTACGACCCGACACCGGCGTCCTGATTTCGGCGGGTGGATTAGATACCCGACCTGCTGAAAACCGGGGCCGTTGTTGTGGGAGCGGCGGCGGCCCCGGACCCTTAAACCAGAGGAACAACCGATGCCCACCAAAGATCCTGACGACAGCATCGTCGCCATTTTCAAGGAGCTGGCTGTCAAGGACGAGGTTGCGTCCCTTGCAACCGGCCGCCCGGTCTTCACCGATACGGAGATTGTCGAACTGCACTACCCCGGATCCAAGAACTGGAGCGCACACCCCGCGACCTCGTTCTCGCACTGGGCCACGGACCCGATGACCGGCGAGCAGGTCAAGGTGACCTACGCCGAGCGGTTTAGCCGGCAGTACCAGCAGTTCAAGGCGCATGCGACCCAGACCAAGGTTGGCACGCCACTGCAATACGTTCCTTTCCTGACCGAGGCTCGTCGTGCCGAGCTGCGGGCGCAAAACATCTACACGGTTGAGGCGCTGGCGCACATCGACGGCCAGGAATTGAAGAACCTCGGCCAGGGCGGTCGCGACATGAAAAATGCCGCGATGGAATACGTTGCAGCAGCACAAACCGGCGCCATCAGCGCGCAGGTGCAGGCCGAGTTGGAGGCGTTGCGCGCCAAAAACCAAACCATGGAAGAAGACCTCGCCGCGCTGAAGGCTGCAAGGGTACCTGGCCCGAACGACGAGTTCGACGAGATGGATCTGCCGCAGCTGCGCGAGTACATCACTTCCAACACCGGGCAGGCTCCGCTTGGCTCGCTCAACCGCAAGAACCTGTTGCGGCTGGCGCGTGACGCGGCACCGGAGAAAGCCAGCGCAGCGTGACAATTTTGCAGGTGGTTAAGGATGTATGTCTCGCGGTCGGCGTCACCGTGCCGCCGAGCGTATTCACCAACATCACCGGCAATCGCACCATGCAGGAGATGCTGTCGCTCGCCAACGAGATGGCGCAGCGTATCTCCTATGACTTCCGCGACTGGACGAAGCTCAGGAAGACAGTGACCCTCGTCGGCGACAGCGTCGCCGCTGGTTTCGACCTGCCGGCCGACTACAAGCGCATGCTGCTGACCAGCAACGTCTGGCGCTCGACATCGGCGCAGGCTCCGATGACGTTCATCCCCGACACCGACCAGTGGCTCGTTCGTCGTGCGGAAGGCTGGGTCGACCAGCCCTGGGGCGAGTGGACGATGCTTGGCGGCCAGATACTGATCGCGCCGACCCTGACGGCCGGCACCACCGCCTACTTCGCCTACATGCACAAGAACTGTGTGACGCTGGCGTCGGGCGGCATCGGCGACAGCTTCCAGGCCGATGGCGACAGCTTCGCGCTCGACGAGCGGCTGCTCAAGCTCGGGATGATCTGGCAATGGAAGGCCAACAAGGGTGCCGCTTACGCCGAGGACATGGGCACCTATGGCGACGCGCTCAACACGATTGCCGGACGTGATGGGCCGGCCCCGATCATTGTCGGCCGCCGCCCGTTGGGGGCCGTTGTGCAAGCCTCTTACCCGTACCCGATGTAAATGAGCCAACATCAATCATTCCGGCGCGTGGCTGTACAACAGCAAGTCGCCACCAGACAGGAGACGGTGACGTTTCCGGCGCCGACGCGCGGGCTGATCCTGAACGAGAACGAAAGCTACATGCAGCCCGGTGCGGCGCTAATCATGGACAACTGGGCGCCGACCATGAAGGGCGCCAAGATCCGCGGTGGCCACATATTGTGGGCGACGTTGCCGGAAGCAACGCCGATCATCTCGGCTTTCAGCTACGCCAGCGGCTCGACCAACCGCCGGATGTATGTCGCCAACGACGCCAAGATCTACGACGTCACCACCACCACGCCGGTGCTGATCAAGAGCGGGCAGCTCAACGGCAATTACTCGACCTCGCAGCTCGCCAACCAGGCTGGTGACTTCCTGATTGCGGTCAACGATGCCGGCGATTTCCCGATCCGGTTTGACGGCACGACATGGACGACATTGAGCGCCAGCGAGATCAACGCCAGCCTGGTGACCTATCCCGGCAATAATGTCTCGATCGGCAAGAACCTCACCCACGTCTGCAAGTACCGCAATCGCTGGTTTTTCATCGAGGCCAATTCGATGAACGCCTGGTACCTGCCGCTCAACGCCATCCAGGGTACGCTGCTGCAGATCCCGCTGTCTGGCGCGGCTACCAAGGGCGGCAAGCTGTTGTACTGCGCGACCTGGTCGATCGACGCCGGCGACGGCATCGACGACAAGATCGTGTTCGGCACCGACCTCGGCGAGATCATCGTGTTCACCGGCGGCGATCCGTCTTCCGCGTCCAGCTGGAAGCAGGAAGGGCGCTACGACATGAGCCCGCCGATGGGCAAGAACGCCACGCTGTCGATCGGGGGCGACCTGCTAGTGGCGTGCGTCGATGGCATCCTCCCCACCAGCGGCGCCATCACCAAGGACCGTGCCGAGCTCGAGCTCGCCGCCATCACGCGCTCGATCAAGCCGATGTGGCGCGACGAAGTGCTGGCGAAGCGCAACTGGGCCTGGACGATGTGCAAGTGGGACGCCTATGGCGGCGTCTTCGTCACCTGGCCCGGTGGCGCGCCAGGGCAGCAGCGGTGCGCGATCGTCAACAGTGCCACGGGGGCTTGGGGGCGTTTCACCGGCTGGGATGCGACCTGCTTCATCAAGCTTAACGACGATATGTTTTTCGGTACCCAGACTGGCCAGGTGATGCAGGCCGACCGCACCGGTTACGACAATGGCTTGCCCTACACCTGCACGATCGTTGGCGGCTGGGAAGTTTTCAAGAGCCCGGCACAGACGATTACCTGGAAGCAGGCCCGCGCCTCGTTCCTGGCCCGCGCCGGTGAGACCTTCGTGCCGCAACTCGCTGGCACCACGGATTACGTGATCACGGTGCCGACGCCGCCATCGCCCGGTACCGACCCTGGCACGCTTGACCTTTGGGACAGTGGCCTTTGGGACGTTGCCCTTTGGGACAGTGGCGTGGACGTGACGCCAGTCGTGCGCAACACGGGCTGGGTCTCGATCGGCGTTACCGGTTTTTCCCACGCGCCGATCGTCCAGGTGACGATGGCGCAGCAGGCCAAGCCGGACATTGAATTGGTCTCAGTCGCGGGCGTGTTCGAACGTCTCGCCGTCACTGTGTAGGAGCGCGCCATGACTGACGTGAGCGGCATTCCCAATATGGGCTTCGGCGGTGGCGGCTATTTCGGCGGCATCCCGAACCAGCAGCCGGCGATGAGCGCCGGGCAGATCAATCAGGGCATGTGGGGCAACTACACCCCCGGCCAGGCGCAGTCGGTGATCGATAATTTGTACGGCCCCGGCGGCTTCGGCGGCCAGACTGCCTACTACGCCGGCCAGGGCGCGGCCTACGGCCGTGCCACCGGCGGCTTCGGCGGCGGGCCGCTGCCGGGCGAGACACGCGAAGAGGCTTACGCGCGGGATCCCAGCCTGATGGGGCCTGGTGCCGTCACCGAGACGCGGGAACAGGCCTACGCCAGGGATCCGAGCCTGATGGGGCCGAGCGTGTTCGACACCGGCACGACGCCGTTCAACGACTACGGCGGCGGCGCCAACCCCGGCAATTTCAGCCCTGGGTCGATCCCGCCGATCAACCCGCCGATCGGCGGCGTCTTTGACCCAAACGCGGCGCGGGCGGCGGCTTACGCCAACGACCCCTCCCTGATGGGCCCGGCGGCGCCGTTCAATAATTACGGCGGCGGCGCCAACCCCGGTAATTTCAGCACCAACCCGACCAACTCCGTCCCGGAGACGCGGGAGCAGGCTTACGCGCGCGATCCCAGCCTGATGGGTCCGACGACGGAGACGCGGGAACAAGCCTACC